AAGTTTAATAATATGGCATTCCAGATTGAAGAGAAGATTGCAGCCGCAGTTTCCCTGTTCCATTACACACTAGTTAATGGAGATTCAACAACTCAGACAGATTCGTTTGATGGACTTGACAAGATGCTTGCAGGTACTACATCAGAATTTAATAGCAAAGCGGTTATTGATATCTCTGACATTACAAAAATGAAAGCAAACGCTGATCAGTTATATGAGGCATTACAGATTCTTATTCGTGAAACAGATGCAGATGCACTTCTGATGAATACCAACATGATTTCTAAAGTGCAGACAATGGCTCGTATACTGGGATATCGAACAGAAACAGAGGAAGCATTTGGAAAGAAGGTTACCTCATTAGATGGTGTTAGATTTATGGATTTAAAGAATCATTATACAGTAACTGGCGGAACAACTGTTACAGCAAATGCGTGCGTTAAGGACGGAATTTCCAGAACTTTATCTGGTTCATCTGCGACTACAGGTCTGACAGACATCTATGCTGTTAAGTTTGATGTAAATGACGGATTCCATGCTGCTACTATTACAGGAAGCTCAGCTATAAGTCAGTACCTTCCAGACTTTAATCAGCCGGGAGCTGTAAAAGACGGCGAAGTCGAAATGGTTGCGGCAACAGTTCTGAAGAATACAAAACATGCGGGTGTTCTCAGAAATGTCAAGATTGCGTAATTGAAAGGAGAAACAGACATGGCAGGAAAGAAAAAAGAAGAATTAAAAACATACAAGGTTACGGTAAATGGAAATCCGGGATATTGCGGAGAAGGTGCCGGTGGTGCACAGTTCGCACACGGAGAAGCATTGATCACAAGTGAGCGCCTTGCTAAATGGTTTGGCGAACATGAAGGATATACTGTTACCGAAATCAAAACAGATTCGGATGATGGAACACCGGGAGAACAGTAGGAAGGCGGTGCAGTTATGATCCTGTCGGTAGAAAGGGCAAAATGGTTAATCGACTTTAAGGACTGGCCGATAGAGCGGATTGAACAGAAGCTAAAAGCAATCGAGCAAACCATCCGCTCTTATACGAACAACAACTTCCAGAATAGAAAGATTCGATCAGCAGGTGTTGTATCATCGTCGAAACTAAATGTAATAAATAAACTTTATGGATTGTCGATTGGAGATACAGTACAAATAACGGAAAGTATGTTCAATGACGGATTATATACAGTAAAAGGAATAGAAGAGAACGCGATTGTACTGGATAAAGAGTTAATCGATGAATGCTATGTACTGATCACAAAAGTAGAGTATCCAGATGATGTGATCGAGTGCTGTATTAATCTGTGCGAATGGGAAGTAAAGAACCGTGGAAAAGTCGGAATAAAGGCAGAAACATTGTCTCGCCATTCGGTTACATACTTTGATCAGGACGCATCCAATCAGATGAATGGCTACCCAGTAAGTCTGTTAGGCTGTCTGAAACCGTATAGAAAGGCAAGGTGTTGATTGTGTCTGATATTGGTGGAAACACAACAGCAATCTTACAGGTGCAGAGCGAAAATGGTGTTGATGAAATTGGCAATCCGGTAATTAGCTGGGAAGACGCAGGCTCCTATCCGGGATGGCTTGATTTAGTATCTGGAAACTCACCCGTCCAGAACTATAATGCCAAGATATCAGAGTCCAGTCATTACTATATTACTGATTATTATCGGGCGCTTGCCAATCAGGATCCTGAGGTGTGTAGAATGCTGATAGATGGAAAAATCTATGATGTACAGTGGATTGATGATCCGATGGGAATGCATGAACATCTGGAAATCTACCTGAAAGCTGTAGGAGGTGTTGGGAGTGGCGCAGATTGAGTTTGAAGACAATACAGAACAGATTATTGAAGAAATGCAATTAAAGGCTATTGCATGGCTGGAAGAAGCTGGTGGAGAGATTGAGGCGCGGGCGAAATCAAATTCCAGACGTCAAAGAGGTGGAGGAAGCACTGCCGGAAGTTTCCGACATGAAGTGGATGAAGAAACAATGATCTGCAGTATAGGATCACCAAAAGAGAATGCAATCTGGGAAGAGTTCGGAACAGGAGAATATGCATTGAATGGCGATGGACGTTCAGGAGCCTGGTATGTGCCGGTTGCTTCTTATACAGGAGAGAAGAAGCCGACCTATAACGGAAAAGTAGTAATCGTGCACGGAAAAAACGGTGTGGATTTCTACAAGACCAATGGTAAGCGTGGAACAAGAGCATTGTTTAATGCGTTCAATTCACTTAAGGGAGCGGTAAAAAATAAGGCGCAGATGGATTTTAGGGATTTAGGTGATTGAGTATGACGAAAGAAATATTAAAGCACATGAATCTTAAATTAAAAGAATTGCTTCCATATCAGTTCTATGAATGGAGGACAAAAGCAGAATATCCCTACTGGATAGGGGAATATTCGGAAACTTCAGATACATCTGAGGATGGATCGGGCGAAGATGTCATGATGATAACAGGAACAACAAAAGGCAGCGTGATGGACCTTGAGAATGGAAAGGAAGTGCTTCAAAAGGCATTTCCTACACTTTCAGGTTATCACGCTGTTCTTGATTCTGGAACACATATTATTGCGTATTACGACACTTCAACAATGATCCCGACAGATGGAAACGATATAAATAGGATACAGGTTAATTTAAAGATTAAAAGTTGGAAGGTGAACGAATAATGGCAAATGAATGGACAAATTGGAAAGAACATGGAATCACCAAAGATACACCAGATTCTATTCTGTTTGGTGCTGGAACAATCCATCAGGGATTAACGTTTTCTGGTGACAAATGGAATTTTGCAGAATCAATCATAGGAGCAACTAATGGTGGATCGAAAGTGTCTATGAAACCTGAAGTACAGGATATTGAAGTGGATGGAAAGTTGATTAAAGCAAAAGGCTTGATGATGAAGGTTGGAGAAACAGCAACAATGGAAATCAACTTTGCAGAGATCAGCCCTGAAATTATCAAGAAGGGCTTGATCGCCCAGGAAGGAAATTCGAAAGCAACCGGATATAAAGTTATTGAAAGTAAACCGGATATCGAAGCAGGTGACTATTTTGAAAACTTTGCGTTTGTTGGACGAACCGTATCAAAAAAACCAATTATTGTTATTTTTGATGATGCCCTGTGTACATCTGGTTTTGAACTGGATGCAAAAAATAAATCTCAGTCTTCACCAACAGTGACGGTTGAATGCGTGGGTGATGTTAACAAAGATGAAGCGTTAAAGGTACTTCCGTACCACATCTATTACCCAGATCCGGCAGCTAGTCAGTCGGAAGATGTATCTGGCAAAGCTGTTGTTGATGGACCAGAAGAAAACGAAGAATAACAGAAGGTAAAAAGTAACGAAAGGAAGGATTGTAATGGTAGAAAGAAATTATGAATTAAGAAAATTATGTGCTGATGATATTTTCCCGATGGTCAATATTATTTCAAAAATCGGTATTGAAAATATGGCAGACTGCTTCGATGCAAAAGAAATGGCAGACATCATGAACAGTGTAGATTCAACTTTAGATGAAGCAGATGGAAAAGAAAGCTCAGATAATACGATGGCTGATGTACTTACAAAGCAGATTGGTATCAAAGTAATTATGAAACTGGTTGGGCTGCT